CCCCCCAATAGTTCTTGTAACAGCAGTAAACAAGAATTAGTAGTTATGTATTACGGACTACGTCCGGGTTAGCTAACAAGATTAGCAAATATACGATGCAACCAAATGCAAAGTGACAGTTAGAGATGTCAGCTTAGTTTTTCAGCATTTCGGCTTAGGGATAAATCCCAAGATAGTTTTTACCCAGCGTTGCGGCTGATTAAAGATAGTTTTTACCCAGCATTTCAGCTGAAAATAAAACGCACAAAATAACAAATAAAACAAAACAATATAAATACAAATAATAAAATAATATAATCAAATAAGTAAAAAGTAAAAACAAAAATATAAACAAAATAAATTAAATAAACACAAGATCAAAGGAAAATTTATAAACAAACTTGCAATTATTTATACTCGCTGCAAAACGAGTTTATTCACTGAATTTCAACTCGTATTTTTCTGCGAGTTGTGCATCATCTTTCAATTTTAGGTTTCTCATCAACTTCGCTCCAACATCATTGATCAATTTTTCCATTTCTGGTGACAAAACCAATGTATAATTTTTGTTGATTTTCCAATCTTCACTCTCAGAATAAACCTTAATATCTTCATAATCATCTAAAATGCCAATTAAATTAATGACATTTGATCTCCGATCTAAGATCATTGATTCTAAACTCAATTGTTGAGCTATTGATATAGGTGGAAAATCAGCAGCACCCATGGCGACGTATTTACGCATTTCTTCATCACATTTAAAGTCACCCATGGTTTCTGAACATTTGATTTTTAATTCTTCAAATGTTAACACACTATTATTGTAACTCATGTGTTTAAAGTATTCCTTCATTTTATTAGACAAAACATTTGGTTTAGTTTCTAACATAATTCTTTTAACCAAAGCCCATAAAATCGGATGACCAGGTGACAGTGCGTGCATGCTTAAAGCAGCACAACGCTGAATTTGTTTACTTTTTGTTCGGCCAATTGTTTTGCCAGACAAAGTCCACGCTATTTTTAAACAACGTGCCACATTTAAATACCTTTTATTATTAATCCATCTAGCCCGAAGGAAATCAACATCACCAGGCAATGTACCACGGGTGGACATTGAAAAACCGAAACCTAATTGTTTTGCAATCGCTTCATCATCACCAAAAGATCTTCTTAACCCATCATCACCTTCTGCTATCATATTAAAATTAACAAACCCTTTATCTTCAGGGTTGTTTTTTGCATAGGTGTAGGCCCCAATTAAAATGTTTACTAACCCATTCATCCACGAGGTATGAAAATCCCCGCTGTTTCGTGAATCAATGTGAAAGTGCATCTCTTTATTTTCTAATACCCTAGGTCTAGAAAAATCTTTTGTGAATCGTTTAAGTGCAATCGTTAATCCAGATCGTCTAAGACATTTAATTATGCAATAATTTTCTATTTCTCGTATTTTTCCAATAATACTGCACTCAAAAGATGAATAGTCGGTGACCATGTGATCTTTACTAGTCACTTCAATAACTTTCCTGACGACGTCTTCTTCTGATTCATGCTTAATTTGAAATCTCTTGATAAAACTTTCATTCCAGACAGAAATTACATCCAAAACTTGTGAGTATTCAATCAGCATTAATTCAGACATCACCATTATTAATCTGGGTTTGGTCCTAACAACCGAATCAACAATTTTAGCTGAATTTTCCATCTTGTTAAAACAGCTCGGTTTGTGATAATTTCTAGAAGATTTTCCCTCTAAATGTTTCGTGTACCCCTCGACTAAAGAGGATATAAATTTTTCGGGTTTTTTCCCTTTGTATAACCGGGCGATCGCGACTCGTGGATCTTCTTGATTAATTTTTGAAAAATCCATACTTTCGACGACCCTATCAATAAAACGTTTAGAAAATTTAACAAAATCTTTCATTGTTTTAACATTTATATCAGAAGGGTTTTTTGACATGCTTCTACCACAAAATGCTGCTAATAAGCCCAAATCATCAGTGACACAAATTTGTCCTGGACCAAGTTGTTTTCCATGATTAATAAAACTAATAGTTGGACTTTGGGCTACGACTCGATTAACTACTACTTTCCTAATTTTTGCTTTTTTGACAAAATTATTTCTACTAAGTTTACCGGCTCCTACAGCTGCCAACCCTGCCTGCTGGTTTTGAGCAATGACAGCTTGATTGGCAATAACTGCATTAGCGTTTCCTGCATTCACTGCTACGCGTCGCACTTGATAATTAGGACTCGTAAAAGGCAACCCGGTTATTAAGGCTTTCGTAAAACCCATAGTATTTGATAATATAAGTGGTATTTGCATGTTTGAGTTTATGTAACGTGATTGAGATATAAGACTTAAAGCCATAAACCTATTGTCATAAGTCAGTGTTTGTGCTTCAAGATAGGCTTTCTTAAACTTTTGGAAAGATATAACACAATCACGCTTCGGAAGAAATTCACTGTAAAGAAAAGAATAATAATTATCAGCTTGTTCCGAAAAACGTCCCACTATATGTTCTAATATAAAAACAGAAATCAAATAAACAATTGTATTATGCCCATATATTATAAAATTCAACTGAAGATAAACAGGTAAATTGGCATTTAATATTAAAAATCTGGCTTCTAATATATCTAGGAATTGTCTTACATGATTCAAGCAATCAGATACTGGGCTTTCTGTAAACCGAATGTTTACTCCAAACCCAACTATGGAAATATAATAATCACTGTTTATTTTAAAATAACAATCTTCCATTTCCGAAGGGTCTCTTTTATGTGTTACTTCACGTTTGTCTTCTTGGTCGTAATCAACGAAAATTTCAGTGACAAAGAAACGATAGGAGAAGCAGATCAAACCATAAATATACTGGTGTAATCTAATTTCACGTGGCATATTAATTCTAACACCAAGCATCTCCAATGGATCTTCCCTTTTTCCAGTAATAATATTTTTGTCATTGGAACACAATAAAGTCCAATGACCAATTTCCCCACCGTCAGGTTCATTAAACTTCAAACAAATATATTCCCAATTCGGCGAGTTAATAATTCGGTGAATCACATTATTACCGCCATTACTTGTCATAATCGCCAAATTGACGCCTCTAAAGTTTGCATATTCAGCCAAAAATTCATTCGTGCCTAGATCTGTTGGGTTTTCACATGCTGAAGCCCTTGAAATATAATCTTCAATTTTAGGTTTCTTTCCAACAGCTATGTCAATGCAAACAACACCGCAAAAAGGTGCTCCATGGCAGTCAAAGTTAACAAAATTCGCATTAGCATTTATTTCTGTTACTTTGAACCTAGTACGCAATTTGGGGAATTCGGAATACACAAAATTCTTATAATCGCATTTATTGTCATCATCTTCATCATTCAATAATACTTCTTGTATTGATTCAGGTGCTTTCTTGAGCTTACTTTTACCACCGGTACCAGAACTTTTAACTTTCTTTGATATCAATCTTTTCCCATTTGAAAAAGATTTTCCAGCACCAACAACACGGGTTAAATATCGCATATTCAATTGATTCATCTGCCCGTCATCTTCATCAGTGGGGTCACTTTCCCTACGACGTCTTATGTTTCTAGAAAAAACCTCCCTAAAAATGGAAAAGTCTCCCTCAACGTCAAAGAAGAGATTAATTAAGTTGTAAAGAATCAATATTTGTAAATATCCTAACAAAGTACC